GCCGCCGGTGTTTGCTCACCTATCGACGCTGCAACAGCAGCGTGACGAGTGCCACGAACTGCTGTTGCGGATCACCGAATCGATTCGGCCGATCGGCGGGGGCATTCAGCAACAAGCCGCCGTTGTGCTGACGCGGCAGGGGGTCGAAGCCACCTTCCCCGACACCTCGCATCGCACGTCTCGCCCGCCGGCGGGCAACCGGACGGCGGGGTAAAGACGGACTGTAGGTTGTTGACGCGAAAGGAAAACCACAGGTCGCCCGATGCCGGGCCTGAAATGGGTCGCCCGATGCCGGGCATTGGGTGCGGCTTTTTAGGAAAAGGAGAGTACATGGCACGCTATTGCAAGGTGGAAATTCGCATGTGGGGAGACGAAAAATTCGCCTCGCTGTCCCCCCTCAAACCCAGTGGTCAAGCCCTCTGGCTGGCCCTGCTAATAGGGCCTTGGCCCCGATTCATTCCGGGGGTGATCCCGGTCGGTTTGGGCGCGCTTTCGGACACGATTCGATGGAAAAAAAACGCGTTGCTGAAATTTTTGAACGAGATCCGTTCCAAAAAGATGATCGACTACGACATGGCCGCCGGCCTGATCGTCGTCCACAACGCGCTGAGGCTCAATTTTCCGACCTCGTCCAAGGTCGTTTTGGGCTGGCGGAACGCCTGGCTGGATGTGCCCGAGTGCTCGCTTAAAAAACAACTGGCGCAACAACTTAGGGCGGTTGTTGGGGCCAAGTTTCCCGAAGCGGTGGAGGCCGTTTTGGGGAGATATGACAGCGATATCATATCGGATATCACAGGTGATACAGTATCCGGCACGATATGCCAAGCCAATAGTATAAAGGAAATAGTAAAAATATATCCCCCTCCCCCCAAAGGGGAAAAAGGTGGTTTTGCGAGAGAGCAAAAAGAGCAAAAAACGACCGAACCGACCTCGGCGAATCGCCGAACGCTTTCGGATCATCCACACCTGGACATACCTGCAACTCGTTTGGCGCAAAAGTATGAACAATCGGTGACGATGGCGCATGGCCGAGGCGCGAAAACGGCCATCGTCGAATTGCTCGCCCAACACATCAACGAATCGGAATTAGAAACAGCCATCACGAATTACGCTACGTTTTGTCAAACAAGCGGCATCGACCCAACCAAGCGCAAATCCGGCGCGGTGTTTTTTCGTTCAGGGGTTTGGCGGGAGTATTTGACGCCTGTTCCGGATCTTCCCGAGATGCAATTTGGGCAGAATAGGCTACCTACGGTCGAAGAAAACATGCGTATACAGGCGCAAAGACGTGAACAATTGGATAGAGAATGGCGCGAAAAAAAGGCACGGGAAGCCGGTTTGAAACCGAAGGAGGAGTGATTGCATGGCCCTCAAATCGCATACGCGGCCCGCTGAGCCGCTTGGAGCCGACGAGTCGACAATTGCCTCGACTTCGGAACGCGATGTCTCAGGAGCGATTTTACGACGTCCGGCGATTGTGGACGAGTTACGCCGATGGTGCGTTCCGGAGGATTTTTGCGGGACGTTCTATCGGCAGATTTACGAGGTGGCTCTTGCCCTGGTCGGTCGAGGAGAGTGCGCCGACCTGTCGATCTTCGCGCAGGAGATGCACCGACTGGACCCGCATCAGTCAATCGGACCGCTCGCTTCCCAGTTGGCCGAGCTTTATCAGAGTGTTCCTTCGGCCTCGAGTTTCGCCTACCACGCCCGACAGGTTCGCAATGCCGCGACGCTTCGTCGGCTCAAAACGGTTGGCGAACAGATTGCCTTTCTGGCGGATCGGCCTCACGGCCCGGCGGCCGAGATGCTGCAAGAGGCCGCGAAATTGCTGGAAACGCTGGCGGATCGCGGGCTTTCTTCCGAACCGCGCCGCCTGCAAGAAGTGCTGACGGACACCCTGGACGCGATCGATCGTCGCCGGCTGGAGCCCCAACGTCGAGGATGGAAGACCGGGATCGAGTCGCTGGATCAGCAGCTGGGCAGCTTTCGACCCGGCGAACTTATCGTTTTGGCGGCCCGGCCTTCGGTGGGCAAGACGGCGGTTTCGATTGCTTTCGCGACGGCGGCGGCGCGTCAGGGGTGCCATGTCCTGTTTGCTTCTTGCGAGCAACGCGACCAGGAGTTGGCCGAACGACTGTTGGCCAGTGCGGCCTGTGTGCCTCTGAATTCGATTCGTGGAGATACGGCTTTGTCTACGGATGAGACCGAGCGCCTTCTGTCCGCGCGCGACCAGCTGGACCCGTTGCCGTTGTGGATCGATGATGAGCCGCGACAGACCGTTCGGCACATTGCCGCCCAGGCGCGCTTCCTTCGTCGGCGGGTTGGTTTAGGAATGATTGTGATTGACTATTTAGGTTTGATGGATGCAAAGGTTCGTCCAGGACAAAAGCGTTATGAAGTGGTGGCAGAGATCACCCGAAACTTAAAGATTCTGGCGCGAGACATGGAAGTGCCTGTTGTTGTGTTGGCTCAACTCAATCGCGATGTGGATTCACGGGGTAGCAACAGTCGGCCTCGTTTGGCGGATCTGCGCGAAAGCGGTTCGATTGAACAGGACAGCGACGTCGTTCTACTGCTGCACCGGCCCAACCATCAAGCGACGAATGACGCCAACCAGCGTCTGGAAATCCTGGTGGCGAAACAACGCAACGGTCCCACGGGCGAAATGACCGTCCGCTTTGTTCGCGACCAGATGCGTTTCGAGAGCGTCGGTGTCGCCCAGCTACCCACGCCTTTTGAACGCAACATCTAGGCGCTACAAAGGATACAGACTAACAGATGCTTTTCATTTCTATATGAAAGGATGTTAAAGATGCTTGATTGTTAATCACAAAAATGCAATGCTTAAAAGGTTGCAATCCTTCAACCGTACGTGAGAAAACAGACAGGAGGCGAAACGCCCCATGCCCCCCGGTAGCCAAGCAGAGCTTTTCCCGGAATGGGTACCGCCGCCCAAGAGCGGACCGGCGGCGGGGAAGGTGCGGGCTTCCTCAAAGCCCGACGCCGGGCGGCCTTTGACACCGGAGCAGCAGGAGCGGGCGGCGTCGGCGGTTGGTCTGGTGTACACGGTGATGGAGCATCTGCGGGTGCCCCAGGCTTGGCATGACGAAGCCGAGAGCGATGGCATGCTGGGGCTGGTCCACGCGGCGCGGTCGTTTGTGCCGGGCAAGATCGGCTGGGGAGCGTTTGCCTATCTCTGCATCGAGCGACGCCTTAAAAACACTCTGCAGCGCCTGCGCAATTACGAGAAGCGGCGTGATGGCGAGGCAGTGGCGGAGGTGGTGATTCCCGCGCCCGAAGTAGTGGGGGGAACCCAAACGCGAGTGCCGCCCCGCTACCGAGCTTTTGGCGAACTGGCCGAAGCGGTCTACGCCCTGCCGACGCGGATTCGTCAGGCGTTGTGGTTGATCTTTGTCGCGGGCCGCAATCTACGGCAAGCCAGTCGGAAGTTGGATTGCAGCAAGGAGCAGGTTCGCCATCTGGTCAAGGCGGGGTTGTTTACCCTGTGGCCGGTGGTGAGTGGCTACGTGTCGCCCGGCGTCGGGCATCCCGTGTCGCCCGGCGTCGGGCCTGGAGGGTGTCGCCCGACGTCGGGCCCTTCCCGCGAGTGGACCAGTCGGGAAGATGCCGCCTTGAGGCGCGTGCTGCGTAGCCCGTCTCACGGCCATCGTCGGCTTGCTTCAACGCTGCTGGCCTGGCGTTGGAATCGCCCGCTGGCCTGTTTGCAGCAGCGGATGGACTACCTGAAAGAAGAATCGACGCGGGGCGAGAGATAAGGGGGTTTCCGATGGCGCGTCGGCGCAAGTACCGCAACCAGCCGGTTACGGTCGGTGACTACTCCGCCGCATAAATGCGGCGGCTTCCCTGGACAGCACTCGATTCGTGCTTGAGTCCAGCTGGCTCCGTCCGAGCCAGTCCTCTTGCGAGGATAACCTGAGCCGAAACGTGGTCCCTATGCAACGACAAGCTACAATTCGGACAGTCGTGCCAGCGAACCGAGAGGTCTTTGCGAACTTCCGCTCCGCAGACGCACGTTTGGCTTGTTCCGCGAGGATCTACCTCTACATACCGAACACCGGCGCTTTCAGCCTTGTGTTTCAGCACGTTCAGGAAGCCGCCCCAGGCGGCATCGCTGATTGCCCTGGCCAGCCTGCCGTTCCTCAGCATCCCTCGGATGTTGAGGCTTTCGACAACGATCAGGCCATAGGCACGGACCAAACGACAAGCAACTTGGTGATGATGCTCACGCCGCATATTCTTGACGCGTGCGTGGATCTTCTGAAGACGACGAACGGCTTTTCTCCGGTTGCGTCCGCGCAGTTGCTTGCGGCTGACAGCGCGACCGGCGCGGCGAAGGGCGGGAAGCTCAGCCTTCTGGTAGCGGGGATTCGGCTCCCTGGTCCCGTCGCTAGCGGTGAGAAAGTGTTCCAACCCCAGGTCGATTCCCACGGGCGGTTTGCCGCTCTCTACCAGCGGCACGTCGGGAAGCTCACAGGAGAATACGGCGTACCACTTGTCCGCTTCGCGTTTGAGGGTGACGGTCTTGATCGTGCCTTCCACGGGCCGGTGCAGCTTGACCCTGATTGTGCCGACGTGCTGGACGCGGAGCCGGTTGTCCAGAAGCCGGACGCCATCTCGGTAGGCGGGAAATGTGAAGCTCTCGAAACGGCCACGAGCCTTAAAGCGCGGGTAGCCGGGTTTCTCGCCGGACCGGACGCGGCGAAAGAACGCTTGAAATGCCTTATCCAGACGGCGCATCGTGTCCTGAGCGCTGGAGAAATTCAGCCGCGAGAAGAATGGGTTGACGGCCCGTTCATTCTTGAACCACGCCGATTGCTCGGTGTACTTGACGGCTTGTTGTTTGGTCTCCCACATCGTCTTACGCTGTTCCAAGCAGGCATTGTACAGTCGGCGATGTGTCTCCAGAGCAATACCAAGCTCGCGCTGCTGGTTAGCGTTGGTCCACAACCTGTACTTGAAGGAACGACGCATCTACTTGTCTCTCTGTTCGGCGATGTACTTCTTGACAACAACCTCGCTGACATGTCCCACCGTGCCTGCGTAGTACGATCGGGACCAGAGAGTCGGCAGGCGCGTGCGCAGGGATGGAAATTCCTGTCTCAATACGCGGGAGGTGAAGCCCTTCAGACGATTGACGATCTCCGCCACGCAGCGCGTCGGGTCAGACTCGACAAACAAGTGAACGTGGTCCGGCAGGATCTCCAGAGCATGAACAGTCATCTCCAGTTCCGCCGCCTTGGCGACCAAAAGATCGCGCAAGCGACCTTCTACTTCATCGACCAGAACGGGTCGACGGTACTTGGGGCACCAGACCAGGTGGTACTTCAGAGAGAAGATCGCCCCAGCGTTTTTGACGTAACGAGCACCCATGCTGTCTATTATAAGTCTGCCGGACAGCTAATCAAGAGTAGGCGGACGATTCTGATTTTGGGAGGTGCGGCGATTCCCCCACTTGCTAAAGCAAGTGGTCCCCTCGCCGCTCACTTATGGACACGCTTCCCCTTCCCGGGCTTCAGTTGGAGGACTGGACGATTGCCAGGGGGCCTATCGCCGTGGCGAAGCGATCGTTGCAAATTGTCCTTGAAACAATTCGCGACTTCCCCCTCGAGATGAAGCCTACCGAGGCGCGGCAGCGCCTGAAGATCCTGAGCGAGCAATCGTGGTGCAGGCCACACAGCCGCAGAGCGATCAGCCAACTGATGGGCTACGGCCGGCCCCATTTGCTTGGAGCACGTGGCGGTACTCCTGTTCGCATCCACGCGATGTGGGGCACGCTGTGCGATTGGTGTGACTACAAAGGCTGCCCCGCCTGTGCGGCAGCTTCCAACAAACTGGACGCCCTAACCATGCGGCAACGGATCGAACTGCTCGGTCTGCACTTGGCCGCGATGAACGGGGACGAGGTCGCCTTGTTGGTGGCGCGGGACTGGCACGAGGAATATCTAAGGTCGCGTGTCTTGGGTATCTGGGCGCCACGATTGGAGGTTTGAGCGTGATGCCCTATGTGGGGTGGGGACGTGACGGCTGAGAAGCGTTTGGAGTACGGCAAGTAGTTTTCCCGGGCGGATGACTGAATACACGGAGGAGAAACACGATGCACGTTGCGTACTACCGCGACCGTGAGGGCGAGTCTTTGGACCGCGAAACCTGGGCCCTCCTGCTGGCGGACACGACGTATACCCAAGTAGTGAGCCACGTCCTGGAATTGCGCGAGGGTGCACCGTCGCGGATAGTTGAGGGCTTCTGGTTGGGCTGGTGCAGTACCCGCGAAGTGGTACCCACCCCGTTTGGTGTGCGCATCCAGAAGCGAACCAAGGTCGGCTGGGCAACCGAGCACCTGCAATGGCTCACCGACGAGCAGCAGGTAAGGAATGCGGTGGAACAGATTGTCAATAACCACGGCCCGAAACCGGGCAGCCATGCCGCGGAGGGTTCAAGAGATGTTCGATAGCGAATTCGCGAGGCGTGTTGGCATTTAGATAAGGCGGACGCTTGTCGCCCTGTTTGTCGGAGTCCTCGCCTTGGTGACTACTCCGCCGCATTTATGCAACGAAGTAGTCACTTCGCACAACGGCACGTCCCATCTCAGGCCCGACGCCGGGCGACATTGCCCGCTGTTCTCTTCATCGCCGTGGTAGCTTCTTTTGAAACAAGGAGGCTGCCGCGATGGCGTACGCTACCCAACTCAACGAACAGAAGATTAATGAACTGTGCACTATTTTACCGGTGGCGCTGTACATCGAGACGGCAGCAGATTTATGCGGCATCAGTAAGCGAACACTGCAACATTGGTTGCGGCGAGGCCGGGAAGCCAGGCGGCAGAGTTGGCGTGACAAGTTGCCGGTTTCGGCGGCCGATCAAATTTACGTCACTCTGGCGGATCGTCTCAAGCACGCGGTTGCCGCCTCTCAAGTGAACGCGTTGCGTGTGATCTTTAACGCGGCCAACGATGGTCAGTGGCAGGCGGCCGCCTGGCTGCTGGAGCGACGATTCCCCGGAAAGTGGGGCAAGGATCGTGCCGAGATTGTGGAGATCAAGTCTCGTTTGGCGGAACTGGAAAAGTCCTACGCCCCCATCCGGCCCGACGCCGGGCGACCTCAGGAAAGGCCCGACGCCGGGCGACAGGGGTAAGCTCGTGTCTTGGCCTGAGAGCCAAAAGCCACGCCGGGACTTGCTGGGCCGCATGCGTAAGCGGCTGGCGGACCTGGCCGACCGTGCGGCCCATCCGCCCGCCGTTTGCGTTCCCTCTTTTGGCGAGTGGCTGCAGCAGACCAGCCCGGAACACCGCTGGGACTGGCCGCACCTGGTCTATCTGCGGCAGCGGCTCGAGGCCCTGGCCCGTCGAGAGATCCGGCGGCTCGCGATCTTTATGCCCCCCCGGCATATGAAAACGTCGCAGAGCACGATACGCTTTCCGCTCTGGTGTTTGGAACAAGACCCCAGGATGCGGATTGTCCTGGGTGCCTACAACCAGACCTTTGCCGAAAAGCTCTCCCGCGAGATGCGCAAGATTGCCCGCCTGCGGCCGGGCCTCCGGCTGTCCGCGGATCGCAAGGCGGTCAAGGCGTGGGAGACTCTCCAGGGCGGCGGCGTGCGGGCGTGCGGTGCCGGGTCGCCGCCCACGGGGGAAGGGGCTAACTTGCTGGTGATCGACGACCCCATCAAAAGCCGGCAGGAGGCCGATAGCCCAACGTTGCGTGACAAGATTTGGGACTGGTACTCCCAGGATCTCTTGACCCGAGTTGAACCCGATGGCGCGGTTTTGCTGATTCAAACCCGCTGGCATGAGGACGACCTGGCCGGGCGGATACTGGCTAGCGAGAGGACCAAAAAAGGCCCGACGCCGGGTGAAATTGGAGACCCCCGACGTCGGGCCGAAGGGGAGTGGACCGTCGTTTGCCTGCCCGCCCTGGCCGAAGCCGACGACCCCATGGGCCGAGCGGTCGGCGAGGCACTCTGCCCCGAACGCTATTCGGTGGCAGACCTCGAGCAGTTGCGGCGAACGATGGGCGACAACGCGTTCGAGGCCCTTTATCAGCAACGGCCCACGCCGCGTTCCGGCGGACTGTTCAAGGAGTGGTGGTTCCATCGTTTCGTCGACTTTCTGCCTGCGGGCTGCACGCTGGTTCGTTACTGGGATAAAGCCGGGACGGCGGGCGGGGGCTGTTACACCGCCGCGGTTTTGATGGCTCGCGACAAAGAGGGGCGGTTCTACCTGGTGGATGTACGCCGCAAGCAACTGGATGCCGCCGAGCGGGAAGCCTGGATTGTCTCCACGGCACACGAGGACCGCGAACGGTACGGACGGGTTGAAATCGGAATCGAACGCGAGGGCGGCTCAGGGGGCAAGGAGTCGGCCCAAGGAACGATCCGCCGACTGGCGGGCTTTGCTTGTTTTGAAGATGCCCCCACGGGCAGCAAAGAAGCCCGCGCCGAGCCGCTGGCCGCTCAATTCGGTGGCGGCAATGTCGCGGTTGTCAACGTCGAAGGGGTGGCTCCCGCATGGTTTCGCGCGTTTCGCGATGAAGCCCTGACGTTTCCACACGGCAAGTATCTCGACATGGTCGATGCGGCTTCCGGAGCCCTGGCCCGATTGACCGGTGGTCGACGACCCACGCGGATCCTTCTGTGAAAGACCCCGTTCGGTAGATTTCCTAGAACGATCCCACGGGGTGGAGGGGCGAAACGCGATGGCATTGTCGACCATTGACCGATGGTTGATTTGGGGCTCTCAAACCCTTTTTAACCTGACCCAGGTTTCGCGTTCGGTTGGCTTCCGTGTCGCCCGGCGTCGGGCATCCCCTGTCGCCCGGCGTTGGGCATCCCTTGGAGACGGGGAAAGCCTCAGCAGGGGCGAGCGTGCCTTGAGTGGCCTGTGGTCGGGCGGTGGCTCATTTGGCGGCTGGAGTTCGGATCGACTCGAGCAGGCCCGGCACTACCGGCAGTGGATTTATATCGGCATCAGTGCGATCGCCGACGAGGTCGCCCGAGCCACGCCCCAGGTCTGTTTTCGGGTCACACCGCACCTTTCGCCCGATGCCGGGCGGGATTCGAAAACCCGGGCTGCAAGCAAACCGTATCACACCTTGCGTTCCGACTGGCACCCCTCCCGCGCCAACGCCTATACGCGACACTACCACGCCAAGGGGCTGGGCCAACGTCCGCAGGGCTACGAACTGGAGCCCGCCGCCCCAGACCATCCCTTGGTTCGTCTGCTTGCCGATCCCAACGGCCCCGATACCGGACCCGATTTCTACTTTGAACTTACCCTGTTCTGGAAGCTCACGGGCAACGCCTACGTTTGGGCGATCCCCAACGGCCTGGGTTTGCCGGCGGAACTGTGGGTGATTCCTTCCCACTGGATTGCCCCCGTGGGTGGCGAGGATGGCCAGATCGGTCATTACCGCGTTCAGCCCTTTGGCGGCAGCGGCCGGGGTGGCCTGCTGATCCCGGCGGAAGAAATCATTCACATTCGCGACAAGAACCCGCTGAGCAAAATCGATGGCATGGCCCCCCTGCAAGCGGGCGCGGAGTGGATCGACACCAGTGAGGCCGTCGCACGCAGCTGGTGGGCACACTTTAAGGAAGGGGCCTGGCCGGGCCTGCATCTGAGCCTGCCCGACGATCCCGACGATGAAACACTGGAACGGGTCTACGCCAGGTTCCTGGATCGCTTCGCCGGCGAACAAAACATGGGCAAGCCCATTATCACCACCAATGGCGCGGAACTTCATCGGCTGACCCTTACCCCCGAGGAGATGCATTACACCCAGAGCGCTGCCGAGTTGCGGGATTATGTCCTGGCGTTGTTGCGCGTCCCCAAGGGAGTGGTGGGGCTGGAGCCGGCCGGAGACAATATATCGGCGTACGCCCCTTTACGGCAGTTTTGCCGATTCTCGATCAGTCCCATCCTGACCCGGCTAGGAGCAACGTTTACCGAAAAGCTTGGCCGACGATTCCCCGGCGAGCCGATGGTTTGGTATGCCGATCCGACGCCAGACGATCCGGCTCAACTCAACGCGGATATCACCACGGACTTTGCTTGCGGCGCGATTGATGCCGACGAGATTCGCGCTTTGCGGGGCCGGCCGCCGCGTGCAACCGGCGCGTAAGGCCTGACGCCGGGCAAGGCTGGGAAGCACGGTAGTTCTTTGCAAAGGACAGGTTCCCGTGTCGCCCGACGCCGGGCTGAATTCCACGTGTCGCCCGACGTCGGGCCTTTGAGGATGGTTCCATGCAGATTCTGAAGCGTCTGAAGCAGCGGCAAAAAGAAGCGGGTTTTGCGCACTGGGCCAAGTCGCACCGGGTGGCGCAGCCCGTCCCCGGCCGGCCAGGCGTCCTGGCCTTCAAGGATGCCGACTCGTCGGGTGTCAGCGACGATAGCGCCATGACGGCCGACTTCGTGATTAGCACCGCCGGCAAGGATCGGCATGGCGACAGCGTGCAAAGCGAGGGGTGCAAGGAAACGCTTAACACGTATCTGGACAACCCCATTGTTTTGCTCAATCACCAGTGCCGGAACGCGCCGATTGCGACCGCTCGCCGGCCTGATGGGAGTGTTTGCTTGACGATCGAGCCGACGCGGATTCTTTCTCGAGCGCACTTTAGCAACGCCTCGGACGACTCCCGGCAAACGTACGCGCTGATCAAGGCGGGAATCTTTCGCGGCGCTTCGATTGGTTTTCGGCCCCGCCTGGCTCGTCGGCTTAAAGCACCTTACGCCGACCAGACGTCGGATCTGCCGCGGGATTTGATCGACTTTGAAGAAGACCGCTGGTCCCTGGTGTTTCTCAAATGGGAACTGCTGGAATGGTCCGTTGTCGGCATCCCGGCCAACCCGGACGCTTTGGTGATCCAGTCGGCCAACGAGATCCTTGGCAAGGGCGTGCTCGATTCTCGACCTCTTAGCAGGCAAATCCAATCACACCTTCAACCGCTGGCGCGGCCGCGTCGGCTTTGGGAGACACACATGACAAAAAGCCTTTCGGCGGCAGTTTCTGGCCAGAGCCAGTCGACCGCGACAGGGGTAAAAAACGCGGCCACCCTGGCCAAAGAACTTGAGGACCAGACGCCCAAGAAGGCGGTGCAGGCGTTGCTTGTTCCCAAGGAAACGTACGCCGAAGTCACCGACGCCGCCGCCAAGGTGGAGGAGTTGGGCTTGGATGCCAGCGATGTCGAAACGTTCACCCTGGAAGAAATCACCTACTGGGCCTTCATCCAGTTTGAGCCGGACCTGTGCGGCGTGAACACCGCTGAGTATGAGATTCTTGAAGGCGGACTGATTGCGGTTCTGTGCAGTCAAGGCGACAAGGTGGAAGAGGGCAAAACCTCTCGCGTTGTTGCCAAGCCGAGTCAAGACGGTGGCGAAGAGGGTGACACCCAAGGCCCGACGCCGGGCGACAAGGGAGGCCCGACGCCGGGCGACAAGAAAGGCCCGACGCCGGGCGACAAGAAAGGCCCGACGCCGGGCGACAAGAAAGGCCCGACGCCGGGCGACAAGGGAGGCTGTAACGCGGGCGTCTGCGGCTGCAAGCAGGGATCGTCCGCGGCGCGCGAAAAGAAAGCCGAAGGCGAAGCAGGCAGCGAAAGCGAAACCCAAACAAGCACGCCCCCCGTTCTGCCGGGCGTTGCTCTCGCCAAAGCCTTGGCCCATATTCTGACAACGATGGCGCCTTTGCAAGAGAACGCCGCTATCCAGAAAGCCTGCGCGAAAACCATTCGGATTTGGAAGGGTGTTTGCTCCAGCGAGTACCCCGAAGAAACGTTTGCCTGGCCCGAAGAAGAGACCCGCGCGGAAGCCGACTCCCAGAGCGACGAGGAAGAAGACAGTGAGGACGAATCCGACGACGAGGCGAAGAAGCATCTTTTGGTCTGGCACAAGATGTCCAAAAAACGGCGGGGCGTTTGCCGGGACGTTGCGGATTGGCTGGGCGATCACGCCGACGAGGTCAACTTGACGCGCGCTCAAAAAGCCGCGTGCAAGTTCCATCATGCCGCCTTGGTTGCCCTGCTCGCCGAGGTCGAAGAGTCCCCCGAAGAAGAGAGCGACGAGGAGAGCGAAAAGGCCTTGGCCGCTTTGCTCGACGAGGCGATGGCTCCGTTTCGCGAGAGCACGCAGCAACTCAAGACCGCCTTCGCTCAGTTGACGGGCGTGCGGGTTGGTTGAAGTTTTTTTTCGTACGACACCTAACGCCCGAAGCCGGGCAGCACGTGCGGTTCAGGCCCGACGCCGGGCGAAAATCGGCGGTCCTGCCCGCGATACCACACACGCACCGCCCACACCGGGCAATCCTCCGCCGCCCGACGCCGGGCAACACTTGTAAGGGAGTGACCATGAGCAAGCAGGGCAACACGCCTCCGATTGGATCGGCCGCCGAAGCCATCAAAGAACTGGCCGCCCAGACGGCCAGTCTGAAAGAGTTCCTTCTTGCTGCCGCCAAGCCGGCCAGCGGCGCCACAACGCTCCGGCCAGACGGCACGCAACGCCCCGCTCAGGGCAAAGACATCGAGGCCGGGTTCACCGTCAAGAACGGCCGGGTTTATGCTCCGGATGGCAGCAGCACTCCCTTGCATCTGGGCAAGACTCTGGGTTGGGGCGAGTTCTTGCAGGACCTTTGGAAAGTTTCCTCCAACCCGCTGAGCGACGAATCGCAAAAGCGGATGGAGCGGCATGGCAGCGTCTACCACAAGGACCTGTCCAGCCAGGGCGGCACGACGGGTGGCTACCTGGTGCCGCCGCAGTTCCTGGGCCGACTGCTCAGCGTTGCCACGGAACTTTCGCACATTCGCCCCCGGGCGACCGTGCTGCCCATGTCCACCAAGACCTTGCAAATCCCCGCTCTGGACATGACCGGCGGAACGGCAGGGAAGTCGGCCACGCTGGGTGGGGTGCAGGCCACCTGGACCGAAGAGGGCACCGAGATTCCCGAGACACAGCCCAACTTCAAGCAGGTCGATTTGACCTGTCATGAGTTGTCCTTGATTTGCAACACCAGCAACTCGCTGGTTCAGGATTCGTTGCCGACGCTGGACGGGATCTTAACAAACCTGTTTGCCGCTGCCATCGCCTGGTATGAGGATTATGCTTTTCTCAGCGGGGATGGCGTCGGCAAGCCGCTGGGCATGCGCAATTCCGGGGCGGCCCTGGGAATTGCTCGGGCGGCGGCCAACAGTATCCGCCTCGCGGACATCGCGGGCATGTGGGCACGCATGATGGCGGCGGGCATGCAAAACGCCGTCTGGTTTGTCTCGCAAAGTGCCATTGCGCAGCTGATCCAGCTGCAAGGCACCAACGGGGACGTCGTCTTTATCCCCAACTACGGCGGGGCGGCCCCCGGCCAGGGCGGCATCGCCCAGAACATGCCTGGCACGCTCCTGGGCCGGCCGCTGATCATTACCGAGAAGTTGCCCCCTCTGGGCAGCGCCGGCGATATCCTCCTGGCCGACTGTTCGATGTACCTGATCGGCGATCGCGACGAGATGGCGATGGACGCCAGCACGCACGTTCGCTTCAATCGCAACCAGACCCAGTGGCGTGCCATCAAGCGTGTGGGCGGCCAACCCTGGATGACCGCTGCCGCGTCGTTGGCGGACGGTGCCACGACGGTAAGCCCGTTCGTGTACCTTAACGCTTAAGCAGGAACCCCTGGCCAAGTAAGGCCCGGCGTCGGGCCTTTGTTTTGGAATCCTTCTCAGGCCCGACGCCGGGCGATAGGGAATGCCCGACGCCGGGCGATATTTGAAGTCGAGGGACAAACCATGAGCAGTTGGGCAAGCGAAAAGATGGCTGTTTTGGCCAAAACCTTTCCGGTAAACGGCAACAACGCCGCGACCGCCACGACGGGCTTTCACGCCAAGAACTTTGACGAGTACCTGGCCATGCTTAGCCTGGGCGTGATCGACCAGACCGTGGATTTCAAACTCCAGTGCAGCGACCTCGTGAGCGGCACCTACACCGACATCCCCGGCAAGGCCATCACGCAGGTGCCCGGCACCGGGGATAATACGGTGCGGATAATTGACCTGAAGGCCGAGGAGATCCCCGAAGGTCGGCCGTTTATTCGCGCCTTGACAACCGTTGCCAACGGTACATCGTCGCTAATCGATGTCACCATCTTCGGTCTGCGGCCGCGCACTGGCCCCGCGACCGATTACGACCTGGCATCGGTGGCCCAAATCGTCCGCTAAGAATGGGCACCTTTTGCCGCCGGCCGAAAACAGCACGTGTCGCCCGACGCCGGGCCTTGGGTGTGTCGCCCGGCGTCAAGCCGGATTTGGGGTGGCGTCGTCTGCAAGAAGGCAAGAACCGAAAGGGAGCAACCTGTGGCCAAGAATCGACGGGAACAAGCCAATGATGACCCTGTCGCGTATTTGCGAGCGGCGGGCTGGAAGCAACTCAGCGTCGAAGAGCGGCCGTGCTTTTCTCGCTGCTGGATCGAGCCGGGCAAGAAGCTGTCCAGCGCCGCGAAAGAGGGGCCCAAGACGATTCGCGAAATCGTCCTGCCGGGCAAGACCAAAAGTTCGCCGCCACGGATTATTGAGCAGACGGTGGTGCCGGGGATGACCTGGATTTGCACCTTGGAAGAAGCGGTGCGGATTCAGCTTCTGGCCGACAGCGGCAAACCCGAACCGACCTCGTCCGAAGCGGCAACAAGCACTCCCTCTTCTTTGCTGCCCGACGCCGGGTGACATTCCGTGTAGCGAGACGTAAACCATGCCTTCGGAGATCGCAACAGTCGAACGGTTGCAAGTGATCCTGGGTGTGGGCGATGCCCGCGTACAGGCGTTGGACCTGGCCGTCGCGGCCGCCAATCAAGTCGTCGTCCGTTACTGCAAGCGCGAGTTTGAGCAGAAGGTGCGGACGGTCTTTCTCTCGGGAAGCGGTCGCCCGGAACTGATTCTGCGCCAGCGGCCCGTTCAGGAGATCCTCGGGCTTTGGGTGGATCCGTGTGGCTATTACGGCAAGCGGGCTGGTGCCTTTCCGCAAAGCACCCAGTGGAGCGAGGGCACGCACTTTGTCCTGCGCTACGACGACCCCGATGGCCAGATGCAATCGCTTTCGGGAATCGTCGAGCGAATCGGTGGCAGCCCTTCCGGGTCGCCCGGCGTCGGGCATCACTGGTGGCCGACCGCTCGGGGTGTCGAGGGCGGGTTAGCCTACTGTGCCTTGCCCTCCTGGCCCCGAGGACAGGGGAATATCAAGATCACCTACGAATCGGGCTACGCGGTAATGCCCGAAGACCTCATCAGTGCCGCCGAGCAAATCGCTGTCTGGATCTTCAAGACGTTGCCCGAAGGCGGCATGCCGCTGCAATCCGAACGCTACGAAGAGTACGCCTGCTCCCGAGCGGCCCACATGCTCCAAACCGGCGGCGGCGAGGCCATCCTTGGCTCCGCTCGGCAGATTCTGGCCCGCTACCGCGAGCCTCAATCGTTCTTTGGTTGAACGTGAGTCCAAGCTCAGGCCCGACAAGGCCCGACGCCGGGCGACACGTGCCGGGCGACAGGATCGAATACCGACGAGGAGGAGTTGCATGCTTGACCTGGAATCGACTCGGGACGTATGGGAACGGATGGCTCCCGCACCCGAAGCAATCGTCTTGGGTGTTCGCCAAGCGGGCAACAATCAGCCCACCTTTGACGAGTACGCGATTCCCCGAGCCAAGCGTAAGCGGCTTACCGAAGAGCAAATTGCCGCGCTGAAGGGCACCTACCTGGCAACACGCTACCGCGTCTGGCAAATCTGGCTTGACGCGCTGCAAGAAGCTCGCCCCCTGGATGGCGGGCCGCTGCCCTGCCCCGAACCCAAAGTAGCCGACCGGATTCGCGACGAGGAGGCCGTTGAATGGATTGTGGAAGATGTCGAGATCAAACTGTTTGGCAACGTCCGCAATCTGATGTGCAAACGCAAGATTACTTAGGGGCATCCCTTGTCGCCCGGCGTCGGGCATCCCTTGTCGCCCGGCGTCGGGCCTGGTGTGTCGCCCGGCGTCGGGCCTGGTGTGTCGCCCGGCACGTGTCGCCCGGCGTCGGGCCTTGTCGGGCCGGATGGGGGGAGAACTTCCCGTGGACAGTATGACCGCCGCCCTAAATGCTCTGATCGCGCTGCTGCCGGCGATGCTCCTGGAGATCAACGGCAAGCCCCTCGTGGTGCAGAAACGCAAACTGCCGGGCATTGGCGAGCGGCTGGACGTGGTGCCTGTTTTGGTGATCACGCCCGCCGAACAGCAGCCACCACGTATCCCCTTCGATTCGCGGCCCAGCATGCTGAGAACCTGCGTCGTTACGATTGGCCTGGTGGCGGCGGGCAACAAGGATCCCATCACGGCTCAGGACGATTACCCGGACGTGCTTGGCGCGGTTGCCGGGCTCTTTGCTCACCCGCGCACCCTGATGCCCTATTTGCCGGGCTACCTCCGAGGCGAGGTGCAGGCCGAAACCTACTTTGACCGCACCGCTTACGCCGAGGGGTACGACTACCTGATTCTCACCGCCAAACTCGAAGTGGTCGAACGGCTGCATTAGAAACCCGACGCAAAGCCACTGAGCAACCAGGCCCGACGTCGGGCAAAAGGGAGTGCGGTAGTTTTCTGCAAACGATCCCCCACCCGGCGGCGGCCGGGCGAGTTATTTCGCGCGAGGTGCCTGATGCCAAATTTCCGGTTCACGCAGGGGCTGAACCTGCTCAATTACAACTTCTCCACGACGCAAAATGTGCAGGTGGATGGCACGATTCTCAAATCGCCGATTCTTCCTGCCGCCAAGGCGGGAACCCTGACGACACGCACCAACGATACCACCGGCGAGCTTACCTTGGCCTCAGGCCATGGCGTCACAACGGGCGATCGGCTCGATGTCTACTTCGCGAGCGGAATTCGGGTGAACGTCACGGTGGGTACCGTCGCGGGGAACGTCGTCCCCATCTCTTCGGGATCGGGCGCGATTCTCCCTGCCCAGGGGGCAACGCTTACGGTTTGCGTGCCGCAAGAGGAGGCCTTTGTGGTGCCCACGGCCAGCCTGAATGCGTTGGGCGTGCGTGGCAACGGCGTTCGCTGTGTGGCCCGCTTTGTTTCCGACAGCCCGGCGGACGTGCTCGTCGTGGCGCTCCACGATGGCACGCAGGATTTTATCTGGGCGGGCATAGGCACCAACCCCTTCGATAGTGACGACGTTGTCGCCGTCTTCTTGTCCCACGCGGATGCGAACAGTGCACGTCAGGTCACCGCTTTGGCGGCGGTGGATTAACCCTCGCCCGGCGCTTCGTGTCGCCCGGCGTCGGGCCTAAAGGGGGTCGCCCGGCGTCGGGCCTAAAGGGGGTCGCCCGGCGTCGGGCCTAAAGGGGGTCGCCCGGCGTCGGGCAAGATGGGGCAACACTAAACGCAACCAGGGCCTTTTTCAGGAGACATCGCGATGGCGCAGTTAGCCGGGCATTTTGTGCAGGTCGATATTGACGGGGTGCCCTACACCGTCAGCGAGTGGAGTTTTGATGACAACTGCCCCGCTCTGGATACCACCAATTCCGAGGGGGTGGACGGGTCGGGGGCACCCAACGTGGTTGCGTTCGCGACCAATACCAGCGGCGTCGCGCAGGCGACCATTATGCTGAAAACCGCCACCTTTGACGACACCGACGACATCTTTGCCCCGCCTCTGATCTTGCGATCCGGACTGGTGGTGCGGATCTTGATTTACCTGGACGGCCGGGCGGCGGCCAATCCGCACGTCTTCCCTCGGGTGCGTATCACCAACGTCAAGGACGAGGGCCAGACAACCGGCCTCCAGCCGATCACCCTGGAAGGGGTCACCGATGGCGTGTACTTCCTGCGCGGCCAAACCGGCACGCCGCGAATCCTGACCGCTCGGCTCTAAGGGGAGTGGTCCGTTCGCGGAATGCGAAGAAGAAAGAGAGCAATCGATGGAACAGCCGATGGAATTTGTTTTCGAGGGCCGGACCTACTTGATTGGTCGGCGGAACTTTGAAGTGGAAGAACTCTTTCGCCGCTATCTCGAGCGCAACGCACTGAGTGTAATCCAGCGTCATGCCGAAGCTCTGTCCGCGCCGGACTACCAACTGCACATGGATGCCTGGCGGCGGGATTGTGCCGCCGAGATTTTCGACTTCGAAGGCTACCACGCGTTGATGGCCGGCATGAGTCGACCGGGGCAAAAGGAGTTGGCTTATCTGACCTTGGGGACGTTCAACAAAACCGCCGGGGTCAACCGGGCCTTGATCGAACGGCTTTGGAGCGACAAGGCCAAGTGGGCCGAGTTCCAGACGATCCAAGGGGCCGTGAACGCGGACCCAAACGGGACAAGCCCCCCGGCAGCAAGCACGGGATGCCCGACGCCGGGCGGCACGGGATGCCCGACGCCGGGCGGCACGGAACGCCCGACGCCGGGCGACACGGCCGCGGGGGCACCGAAGGCGCCCGCCGACTCCGCAAGTCCAGCCTGATGGCCCTGTTGGAAGATGCGGGATACCGCATTCACGAGCAGGGCCAATTGACGCGCTACTACGTGCTCAACGTTCTGCAACACCGCCGCAACCGCGAAGGGCAACTGGTGCTGGAGTATGCCGGCGACGAGAGCAAACCTTTAAGCCGCGCCGAAGTGTTGGCCCTGCTTTATCGTCGACGAGGTTTTAGCGCCTGGCGTATCCCGGGCATGGTCCAGGAGCAGTTGCGACGGGACAGCGAAGAGTTGACGGCAAAACAGGGTTGCCGATCCCGTGGCCCGCAAGCAGGAGAACAGCCGCATGGCCACCGCTCTTGATGCCCACCTGGATGCCACCGCGTCGGCCTTGGCCCGCCTGAAAGGCAACGCCGATGCGCTGGGCGCGGGTATGGCATCGGCGATCGATCGGCTCGCCGATGTGCCCGCCCGCTTGCTGGCGCTGGGACGCGCCGGCCCGACCTTCACCCCGCCCTCGGCCCCGGGAAGCATGGGCCGGCTTCCCTCTGGGCCCTTGCCGGTGTTGCCCCCACCCGCGAGCCGGTTGCCGGTATCGGCCCTGGCTTCGTCCTTGCCCCTGGAGTTTGCCAAACCTTCCGCGTTGGCTCTTGCTCCCACACCCGCCGGCCCGACGTCGGGCGATTTGGGGGCGAAGCTGCCGTTGCCTTTGCCCGTGCGCGTTGTCGCGATGGATTCGCGGGTTCAGGCCGTCCTGGCGGCATCGGCGTTGCCTTCGCAGATTGCCACCGTCGCGGCCCAACGCGGTGCCGCCTCGGGGGGCAAGATGTCCAGTATGGCCGACTGGATGCAGGGGGCGGGTTCGCGGGCGGTGGGCGCGTTTGGGCAAGTCAAGGATACCTTGATGTCCCTGGCCAGTGTGGGCGATCCTTTCCTGGCCTGGCCGACCTATCAGGCATCGGTGGAAGGACTCAGCATCACCATCGGCCAGATGTTCAGCCCGGCGTTGCTGGAAGTCTCGAAATACATTCAGAGCGTCACGGCCTACCTGGATGGCCTGGACGAGGCCACCAAGTCGTACTACGCCAAGATTGTCCTCGCGAGCGCCGGCACCCTGGCGGGCGTCGCGGTTCTGTACAAACTGGGCCAGGCGTTCTACGCGGTGAGTGTCGCGGCACGCGCGGCCGGCATTGCCATGATGACCACCCCTGTTGGGATGATTCTTGGAATCGCCGGCGCGGTGGCCGCCGTGGCGGCGGCGTGGTATCTGGCGGGCAACAACGCGAACAATGCGGCCACGGCGGCAAGCAAAGTGGCCGGCATCGTGGCCGGCCTTCGTGGGGCAGCCTCGGCGGAAATTCAGCCCGGAGACCTGGAGCAGGTAAGTCCGGAAACAAGACAACAAATCCAGTGGGCTTCCCAGACGAAGTCGCCGACGAATTTGAATAAAGCGAGAGAGGCTCTGGCAAAAGAAGCGGAGTCGGTTCAGGCGGCGTATGAGAAAGCCGACAAGCTCTTTCAGGCAACCGTACCCACCCGCGATGCGGCAATCCAGTTTGACGCGGCCGTTCGCAAGACGTTCGCGGACACCGTGCGGCAGTCGACGACGACCATCTCCCTGTTCAACCAATACCCCGATTTGCTTCAAGGCAAAGTCCCCGAGGGCGTTAAGCTGACCCCTTTTCAGCAAAGCATCTTCCGCGAACGCCCGCAAACGATGGATCAGGTTCATCGACTCGTTGGCAACGAAGCGGACGCCCGGTTTTCCTCGTCCCTGGTGAACCAGGCCACGGCCTTGCCGGATGCCTTTCGGGACCGGGTTATTGCCGAGTTGCGGTCCGAAATCCCTTCGACATTCTTCACGCAAGGGTACCGTTCCGCGCCGCTGGGTACTCTTGCCAAAACACGGCCGGAATTGGTTGACCCAGAACGCATACCGTATGTCACCCCCGCCGCGGATGTGATGATCGATCGCAAGCTACGTCTGGAATACCTCCGGGCGAAAGACAAGCTCGACGCGGTCTTGCGGCTGCAAGCGACGGTGGGTGGGTCGGCGCCCGCCGGCCCCCTGCTGGCGACGAGCGGCCTGCCCGCGCCGGTGATCAGTTCCACCGAAGCCCTCGCCGACCGCATGCAAGTGGCGGCCCTCAAGGGCGACGACCTCCAGTCGGCCAACTTGCAAAAGCAATTGCAGGCCCTGGAGCAGAACAACGTTCTGCTTCGCGAGATCAAAGACGCCATCCGCGATTCCCGCGCTTTGCCCTCCTGGATGTACTAGAGGAATGCCCATGCCTTACAGCCGCCAAAATCCTCTGTCCGGCCTGTGGACCGATGGCGTTTTCTTCACCTGGCAAACGCCCGACGTTGGCGGCGTCGATATCCAGCTGGCCAACAACGGCTCAAGGCTCACGGTGGCCGCCCAGGTTCCTTACGACGACCTCAACGTATTTATCCGCGACATGATTGGTTTTCCGGAGATTGTGACCGTCTTTCCCAACGGCCAGCCCGCGCGGGCGATTGCACGCACCCGTCCTTACCTCTGGCCGGACCTGCTCGACAACGATGCCATGCCCTACCTCTACTGCCAGAGCGTGGCCCGGGTGGAAGGCGTCGGGCCACGGGGCAACTACCCGCTCACGGGCACGCCGCGCTACGATATCGCTCGCGTCTGGCTGACCTTCGCGACGGTACCCTACGGCATCCGTTACGACAGCGATCCCGCGATGTTTCCCAGCGTCGACCTGGCGAACGATCCCGACGGCGCACCGTTCTACGATCCGCCTTCGATGTCGCACCTGGCGCCCGACGAGGCGACCTTGAACCGCTACGTGGCTACCGGCGGCGATCCTTTCGACCGAGCCATCTCGATACCCACGGGACTGATGCGGGCGGTTTACGCTACCGGCGACCTCGTGCCCATCCCGGGTGCAACCCCCCCCGCGCGGAATCCCGCTGTCAACGAGGCCGGCCCGTTCATCGGTGAATCGCTGGGGCGGATCGAGCCGGGCTGGGATCGTGTCTACACGCACCACCACGTCCCCGAGGTGCCCGTTCGGACGATCCTGTCGGCGATGGGCTGTGTCAACGCATTGCCCTTTGGCGGCTTCCCGGCGGGAACGCTTCTGTGTCTGGCTCCCAAGGTTCGGCCCTTCAACTCGGCGCTGGGTACGCTGATCTTCGATATCGACTACCGCTTCCGCTACCTTGCCAAAACCCGTCGGTTCGATGGCGCCGTCGTGGGCCACAACCACTTCTTGCGGCGGGTGATCCGGGGCAGCCTGGGGCCGCCGGCCACCTTGGAAGCCGACGTCGATTATCGGCTGGTGACCTTGACCGGCCTGGCCAACGGTCGGCCCACCTACGAGCCGTTTGACTTCCGCAAGCTGTTTCGCCCTGACCCCGCACCCTAAGACCCGACGCCGGGCAAGAAGAGGCCAAGCTCCATGTTTCCCGCCGGTCCTACCCCTAGCCGCTGGAACAACTGGAACGCCGACAACCACACGGCGCGGACGGGCACACCGCTTTCGCTCAACGAGGGGCCGGCAGAAATCGGCTTTGGCCCCGCCGGACAGGTGGGCTTGGCCGAAGCCCCGCCGGTGATGCACGCCCGGCTTGTCGCCGAAGTCGGCGACGGCCGATACCTCTGGGAGCGGGTCTACTACGACCTGCTCGCCGCTGCCTGGCTGCCGCACCCAACACCCGCCGAAGGGCAACTCCCGGCGGTCGAACTCAACGCTACGATTGGCCTGGATCGCGGCACCATTGTCCGGCTGCGCTCGCAAGACGTCGTTGGCCTGGCAACCGGTTGGCTTTTCCAAATGTCCGACCGCGCCCGCGTTGGCCGGGTTCTCTCTTTTGCGCCCGACTCCGATGGTGCTTACCTGGTGGGCCTGCTGCAACTGCGACGAGCAGCCGGGGGCAGCGGCCCGGGTGGATCGGGGAGTGGTTCCGACTCGGGCAGCGGCAGCGGCCCGCGGGGGTTAACCTGGCAACTGGTTGGCCTGGCCCGCTTTCTTCCTCTTCAGGGGGAACTTCTACGCTTTGGGGTACGCTACCACGGTTTCCCCACGGGGGTTCGCTCTCAGGATGGCTTGGTTCTTTACAGCACGGATTCCTGCTGCGACCAGCCGCCGCCGAGCGGCTCAGGCAGCGGCAGTGGCACCAGCGGCGGCAGCGAAGGCTCCGTGGATCCCTCTTGTGAACTGTGCGATTGCTACCGCGAAGACGAACGGCCCTTCTATCTCAACGTCAGCGGCTTTACCGGCCCTGTGGGCAACCTGGCGAATACCTGCCTGGAGCTTGACAAGAAGGACGCCCTACTGCCCGAGTTCTTCCCCGGTCGGCCGGTGTACTGGTGCGCCTGGGCCGGAGAGTGCGTGTTCTATCCGTACTCCGAATATCCCGGCGCGGGTGTTCGCGTCCGCGCGGAAATCACCAACTACATCAACGCGGGGGATGCCGTTGGACGTTGGTACATGTTTTTTACTGTTTCCAAGGAAGGCTCTACGGCCCCGCCTCTTTCGGGTCTGAATGATGCATACTACATTTACGAAATAGAGAATCTGGATAACTGTACCTGCGATCTTCTGACGTTCACAAAAACCTTTGATTTTAACACCGACACGCCCGGAGCACCTCCCGCCCTGGTCGACACGGCCCCCTCGTTGATGACGGCAAGCCGAGAGGCTTGCGCCCCCTGCGTGCCTGGTAACGAAGACCCCAACAACGGTTGTTCCCCATCCACGGTCTGGTGTTTGGATCTACGTCTATCATCCATTGCTTGTTCCGCCGATCAACCGTTTCTGCTTTCTTATGATAGTGAATATGAATACTGGATTGCGTCGGGGTCGGATGACTGGGAAGTATACTGGGATCCTTCCGCAGGTTTCCTGGAAATCTATAAAGGTCCAACCTTTGGAGCTTCGTACGCGATCGAAACACCCGTGGATTGTGAGGCGGCAACGTTAACCCTGTCCCTCTTTGAGGCTGCCGCACTCGATGGGTGTTCGTGGCCGGCGGGGATCGTTTTGTACCCGGAACCATGTGTGGAAGGATCTCCGTATTGCCCAGCCGGCACGGAGTTCTGCATGCCGGAGTGGGCACCGGGTATCCCGTGTGCCGGCGTCCCTTCGGGGATACTCCCCTACTTCAGTGGCAACGAGTGGCGACGGGTCGTCGCCGGCTGGACCTTCAAGCTTGCTATCCCAGGCACGACGGCCAGTTTCCATGCGAAAAATGCAGACAGTGATGTCCACTATTCGTGTGCCGATTTTAGCTGTGAGACGGGAGGCACCTTCTTGCTATCAGGGGGTGTTGGTCCGTGTGCGGATTACCCCTCTTCGTTTGTCCTGACCGTCGCGCCTTGCCCTGGCAGCGGTTCTGGCTCTGGCTCTGGTAGTGGATCGGGTAGCGGCAGCGGCTCTGGCTCCGGTAGTGGCTCTGGTAGTGGATCGGGTAGCGGCTCTGGCTCTGGTTCTGGTAGTGGATCGGGTAGCGGCAGCGGAACTTGTGATCCCTCGGAAACGTTCTGCTTGCCGGAGTGGAGTCCAGGTTCCCCCTGTCTGGGGATTTTTGGGGGTATTACTTTTGGCTACGCGGGTGGTACCGACTGGAACGTTACAATAAGCGGCTGGACCTTTACTTTGTCGATCCCCAGTCTCCCCAACGCAACACTTACTATCACGGATGGTTCTTCGTCGGCCAGTTATACCACCGCATCGTTTGACTGTGCTTCCGGGGGCACTTTCACCCTGGTTACTTCTTCGGGGAGTTGCAGCAGTTTCCCTGGCACACTCACCGTTGCCAAGCCGCCTTGCTCCGAGGATCCGATGTCATGAGCGATCACGCCAGGCAACAATTCCGCAAAAAGATAGAGTCTTTACGGGCCAATCGAGGAAATCCAAAAAAGCCTGTTCCTGGAAACAGTCCCAAACCACGCGAAGACCACGCCGGCTTGCTGTTGGAGCAGCAAGCACCTTGTGTGCATCGTGGGCCGGCAACAGGAAAGACGAGTCTGTGTTTGGTGGGGTGCGGCCAGGCGCAAAGGCCCTTGTATTCTTGTGCCTTACACGGGGTTTGCTCCGGGCTGGTGCCTACCCAAGAGGGTCGATCCTGCCTGCGATGCAACGATCGTCTGGTTCGGCAGATCGTGCCAGGCCTTGCCGATCCTCTGCCTGGTGACGAAGTAAAGGATAAACCCAAAGATTGGGCGAATCGTTTCGCCATCCAGCAACGCCACATCGAGGCCCTTCGCCATTTGCTTACGGTCGATCTTCCCGAGCCGCCGCCGATGCAAGGGGATGGGGTGCTGATCGTCGGGGGTGGCAAATACTGGCTTATGGCGGTCTTGTCGGTCCGCATGCTTCGCTCGACGGGATGCACGCTTCCCGTGCAGGTGTGGTATCGCGGCGCGGAGGAGCCGGTGAATCCTGCCGACGTGGAAGGGCTGGATGTGCGGCTTGTCGATTCCCACGCCCATGCACAAAGCCTCCCACCAGAGCAAAGGCCGCGCATTCTGCGCGGCTGGGAAAACAAAACCTACGCGATGCTGCACTGCGGCTGGCGGCGCATCTTCTATCTCGATGCCGATGCGTATTGCCTCGCGGACCCTACTCTGCTGTTTGACCTGTCCGACGACCGGATTGTCTACTGGGTCGATCTTCCGGATACCGCCAACCATGTGCGTTGGTCTGCCTTTGGAATGGAGGTGCCTCAGGGCAACCGAGTCCCCATGATTCAAGGCGGACAGGTGCTGATCGACATGCATTTATTCTGGCGAGAGTTTGTACTTGCCCACTGGTTAAATCAGCACAGCGATTACAGCTACCAGCACGGCTACGGGGATCAGGATCAATGGCGCGTCGCGCTGGCTCTTACACAGGGAAGCTATCGCGTGCTGGGTTTCGCGCAGTGGCAACACCCCGCTTTTACCTACGTCTGGGAGGGAGTATGCTGGCTCGTCCACCGCTGCCGGGGCAAATTCTTCCCCGGCCAAAAGCTACCCGATCGCAACGACGCCCTACCCCGCGAAGCCGAAGTGTTCGCGCTTTGGGAGAAGGTACAACACGTGTCGCCCGGCGTCGGGCCGGATGTGCGGTAGTTCTTTGCAAAAAAGGGAGGGTTGAACCATGGGCCTGTTGTCCGCCGTCCAAACCGCCGGCACATCCAGAACATCCGCCGAGGTGCTACAGTGGTTGGGAGAGTCCGTAGAGGTCAGCCGTGACCGCACCGCCTATACCTGGGCCGGGTTGAGCGATCGCCTTGGCTTGACGATCACGGCGGGAGTACGGCAGCTGGTCAACGTTTTGAAGCAGCAGGGGGGCGAAGAGCAGATGCTAGCCGCCGAACTCTTCGATGACTCGCTGAAGTCGGGCGGGGTCAACTTCGCAAGCCCTACGGTGCAAGCCGCCCTCGAGCAGATCCGCGCCGGCTTGGATCAAGCCGGGCAAGCGCAGGGGGTCGCCCTGGTTCGTGCCCTGCTGAGCTTGGGGATTACCTACGCTCCACGCTATACGCTTTATGGGTTAAGGGAACTACCCCGCTTGGAAGAGATTGAGGCGGCCCAGAGGCAAGCGGCGCAAAAAGCCCGCCTCGTGGCCTGGCAGAACGAGATTCTCAACCCGTTGCTTGCCGCAGGCGGCACGGTGGAAGAAGTGCTTGATGCGATTCTCTCCCAGACGGAAAGGTGGGAAGGTTAAGTCATGTCCGACTACCGAGAGTTTACCCTGCGTGAAGGGGGGCACCGTCTCAACGCGGGCACTTTAGACGGCACTACGGAAGCTGCTACTTCGCCCATACTCACCTACGTCAATGGTAGCTGGAACGCCACTACGAGAGTTTACACGGTTCCAGGCGGCTCCAATCCAGTTGCCGATGGGGTTACGACGGGGATGTACGCTTCCCTGGCGGCAGATACTAACACCGCCGGGCCGGCAGGATATTATGCTGCAGTCGTTGGTGTGACCACAACAACGATTACTTTGAATAGCACTTTCTTCCTCGCTCCTGTTGCCGTCCCAGCAACAGGAGGAAGTTTTACGCTGCGTATTGGTGGAGCTTGGGCAGTTCCTGCTGGTGGTAGCGGTGCAGATTCTTTTCCGTTCAATTACAATTTGACTCCGCTGTCTGGTAGTAACACCTGGCCACGCCTGAATGTCAAAGCACGAAGTGGTGGCGCGGCGCATCGAATCACGGGAACTCTTTTATATGGAGTTGCCAGCGCACAAGGGGCATTGCTTCAGGGATACGGAACAACCTTCGGAGATGGTGTACCTGCTTTATTTGATGTGGGTAGTGTTGGTTCGTTTATCTTGTTGCAATTTCAAATCGCAAACCTCCACTTGATAGATTTTATCTTTGACTGCTCAAACTTCACAAGTGGCAGCAACTCAGCGATTGTAGCCAATGTAAACACGCCAACAATCGAACGTGTGGCCATCCTGAGCGCGCCGGGACATGGCATTGAAATAGGAGCCTCTGGGACTGGATTTCAGGTCCTGAATTGTGCCGTCCTTGGATTCGGGCGATACACGACGGGCCGCGCCGGAATTGTTACTGCGGAAGAAGGGGTAATCGACCAGTGCTTTCTTGATGGTACGGGTTCCAGTAACGACTGCGACGGGATTCAGATGACTATTGCGACAAACGAGCCAATCTTTCTGGGCAACACCATCATCAAAAATTGCACGCGAGCCGGAATTCGCGCGACTTCAACTCCGGTGATGGTAGCCAGTCACTTGACAATTGATAACTGCTCCCTGGGTGTCCAGCTTACAGCAGCTATGACTTCTGCCGGAAATTGGTACATGCGCGATAGCATCATCACTCGATGCGCGACCGGAATGGATGCTCCGACTTTCGCGAATCAGTCCAACGTTTTGGGATTCCGAAACATTTATTTTTGGGACGTAACGACACAATCGTCGAACTTGAGGGATGGGGCCAAAGAAAATTGGGTGACGATTACGGCCAATCCCTTTGTGGATGCAACAAACAACGATTACCGGTTGAACAACAACAATCCCGGCGGCGCTGAGCTAACAAATCAAGCGGTAGCCTTTCATCCTGTCTTTCCTGCGGACTTTCCTAGTTACGCGGAGCCGGGAGCGATGCAACGGGAAGTAACCAGCAGCAGCGGCGGTGGTGTGATCTTGATCGAGGAGGATTGAGCCGTGGCCTTCGACGCAACGCTACGGGCGGGGACCACTTCCAAGATCATCGAAGTGATGATCCGAAGTGAGACGACCGGCCAGGGAGTAACCGGCCTGGCTCATGGCAGCGTGACCGCTTCCTATTGCCGGGAAGGCGGGACACGCACAGCGATTACCCTAGCGAGCGGGACCGTGGGCGATGCCTACTCTTCGGGGAAGTGGGCGCAAGTGGACAGCACCAACACGCCGGGCCTTTACCAGCTGCACCTACCGAATGCCGCGCTGGCCTCAGGCGCGGCTAGTGTTTCCATCTTCCTCAAAGCGGCGGGCACCATTGACAAGGTAGTACGAATCAACCTACTGGGTGCGGACCTGTACGATGCGATACGCGCCGGTCTGTCGGCTCTACCCAACGCCAACGCGTCGGCGACCGGCGGGCTGCCTACGGTGGACAGCAACAACGCGGTACGGATTCAAAGCGGCACGGGGACGGGGCAACTCTCGTTCACGGCGGGGATTGCGGCGGTAAACGTCGCCCAGTTTGGCGGCTCGGCCGGCACCTTCGCGGGTGGTCGGCCCGAGGTGAACGCCACGCACTGGGGAGGGACGGCGGTAGGATCGGCCAACGTCCGGTCCAATGTGGTTCAGGTGGCCGGGCAAGCCGCGAGTGCGTCGGCGGGGGTAACCTTCCCGGCATCCATTGGGACCAGCACTCTGGACGCGGCGCAGGTGCGCTCGGCAGTGGGCCTGGCCTCGGCGAACCTGGATACCCAACTTGGGGCGATCGATACGGTTGTCGATTCCGTCCTGGTCCACACGGGCCGCATGGATGGGCTGATTGAGAACGTGGGCGGGGACCGCTTCACACAGAAGGCTCTCGAGCAAGGGCCGGTTAGCACAGGCGGCGACAGTGCGGCGGATATCTACACGTACTTCACTGCCTCGAACCGTCAGGACGTTTTCAAAGCAGACATCTCCGGCCTGCTTACCACGACTGCCTTTAATGCACGGATTCCATCGGCGATTACCATCACGGGTGGGCGTGTCGCATCGGATGTTGAGCGGTGGCGTGGGACACAACCGGGCACACTGGATAGCAATGGTTTCGTGCCCGGTAATCTCGCCGCGATCAACGGCAACACCACACGGGCCGGCACCCTTTCCACCTGGATCGATAACAACCGCCTGGATGTCGCCGTGTCTACCGTGGGCGGTGATAGCGCAGCGGATATCTACACCTATTTCACAAGCAGCAACCGACAGGACACCTTCCGCGCCGATGTGTCGAGTTTGGCGACGACGGCCCAGCTGAACGCGCGCACCTTAGCGGCAGCGGACTATGCGACGGCAGCGGCGGTTGCGGCGTTGCCGTCCGCAGGGGCAATTGCTATCCAGGTGGACAGCACCTTGTCGGCGGCCCACGGGGCGGGTTCGTGGACGACGGCGACGGGCTTTGCCCTGGCCGCAACCGCCCCCAGCTGGTGGCTAGCGCCGGTGGACGTGTCGGCCGATGTCTCGAGCATCAAGGCCAAGACGGACCAGCTGGTGTTCGTGGAGGGCAAGGTGGAGGCCAACGCGACAGCCGTCATCGATGAGTCGACGGTGTCCACCCTGATTTCGGGCACAACGCAAGGGGTGGTTGCGGGCCTTGGCTCGGCGCGGATCACCGTGCGGTCGCCGCTCTCCCCGCGCGGCAAGACGTTGACGATTCGCCCAGGCGACGATTACTTCGCCACCGACCGGGCGGTGCCCGAGTGGGAGGAGGAGGCTGCCGGTTGGCCCGTCCTGACCGGGGCGGCGATTACCTTGTCGGTCAACGGTGGGACGCTGGGAATCGCCGGCTCGGTCGTCGTGGCCACGGGCAGCAACAAGAAAGTGCGCGTCGAGATGACCGCCGCCCAGTCGATCCAGATTCAGCAGTCGCCCTACGAACTGCTCGCGACGTTACCCGGCAGCGGCCACGTCGTCACCCTGGCCAAGGGCATGGTGATCACGGAGTGACGGGTAGTTTCCTTTGCATAGCCCGACGCCGGGCGGATTTGCAGAGGAAACCGCCATGCACGAGCAGTGGTTGCGACCCGGGGAAATCAAACTGACCATCGATTTAGCCCAGATGGCCGCGCCGTGGTGGGCGGGTGTTACCGTTGGCGCCGTTGTCACCGCTATTGTCCTCTTGGTGCTCTACAACTTCATCCACCCTCGGAGGTGATCGTGACCCGTGAACAACGAAATCACCTGCTGTTCGGCCTGCTCACCGCCGCCCTGGCCGCCGGCGTGACCTACCTGGCGGAGAACACGACCGGAACTAGCACAACCGTTCGTGTCGGCGACCTGATTGCTTCGGCATTGTTCGGCGCTGCCAGTTACTTCATCGCCTGGTACCAAACGACCAAACCGAACCCCACGCCGCCGCCCGCTGCCCCGCAACCCCCCAACCTGCCGCCGATTCCCGACGCCGGGCGACACGAGGGTGCCGACAATGAAGCGAAAGACTAATCACAACCTGTTTGGTGCCCTACTCCTTCTGGGCGGTCTGGGTCTTTCCCTGACCACCGGCAGCCAGGTTCTTGGACCTGTTGCCGAGCAGTACGGGGCTTACGTCACCCCGGAGCCGGTCAGCAAAGAAGGTGTTGTCGCTCGGGCCGCCGTGCCCCGCGAGTGGCACATCAAGAACAAAGGGGGGAGCGACGGCGCGGGTTTGTGCGTCTACGCCAGTGCCGCGCACATGGGCCGCATGCAGGGCGACCCGGTCTTCGCGGGCATGTTTGAATGGATGCGGAATTTCCCCGGAGGCAGTTACCCGCGGAAGTTTAAGGCCAGTGTCGAACGCTACGCTCGCGAGAAGGGACTGCCTGAGCCTAGTTGGGTCCAGGTGGAACGCGCCGACTGGGAGTTGCTGCGGATTGCCTGCGAGTCGGGCCGAGCGGTGGGAACCACCTATTCGATTAGCCCCACGGGCCGCTATGGCGGTCGGCGCATCGCCCACATGGTCAACACGGTTCACTTTGATGGGCAGCGACTGGCTATCCTCGACAACAACTTTCCCGGATCGTACGAGTGGATGACCCGCGACGAAGCGCAGCGGGTGGGCGTGCTCGACTGGGTGATTATCCTTCTGACGCCAGGCGTTCCGCCACGGCCATGGAACTGAGGTGAAAACGTGATGCTCTATGCCAAACTTCTGCTTCTTGTGGGCCTTGTTTCCCTGTTCTTTGTGGCCCCACCCCAGCCGGGGCCAACCTTTCCCACGGGTCCGGTCTACGGCGATACGGACCTGCCCACGGGGGTAGTCCGCGAACGGCTTTCACCGGTGCCCCGCTACGAGGTGGATGGCGACCCCGTGACACGCCAAGAGGTGATTGATGCCATTGGCCGAGTCCCGGACGACACGCGCAAAACCTGGGTGGTGATCGTCGGTCGGGAGGCGGACACCCAACGGGTACTGGACGACTTCGGCAAGCCTGAACTGGCCCGCTTTCGCGACAGCATTATTGTGCGTGCCTACACGCCGGATCACCCGGTGGTCCGCGATCGCGGCTACGTCGGCACCGGCAGCCCCTCGATCACGGTGGTTCAGCCGGACGGCCGGGTAATCGCGCGCAACCGCGACGGCCAGTATTACGGTGCGGCCTGGCTGTCCAGCGCTATCGAACAAAAACCCTACACCCCGGACACGGACCCGGACATCCATCGACCTCGCCTGCCCCAATCGGTAGCTGAAGTGCCGTGGTGGGCCTGGGCCGTTGGCGGTGCGGCGTTGGCGTTCTTCCTCCTCAACTATCGGAAGCGAGACTGAACATTGAAAGCCAAGACCTGGATTGCCCTGCTGGTGGTGGTGTGTGCCGGCGCGGCCCTCATCCCGATGCTCCCCAAGCCGGCAGACCCTTTCCTTGAGCCGGTAGAGAAACCACCCATCGAAGACACTCAAAGGCCCGACGCCGGGCGACACGTTGAAAACCCACCCCGAGCTTGGGACCACTCCGGTCCGACGCCGGGCAACACGTGCGGCCCGATGCCGGGCGACACGGCCGGCGTTACGATTCGCTCGCTCAGCCTGGAGAGCAATGGCACCTTGCTACAGCTGAGCAAAGACCGTTTGGGTTTGGCGGTCCTACAGATCCGTGACGGCCAAGGCCGTTGGTGGGCGATTCCCGTGGACAACTTGCCGGCGATTGCCCAGCGATACCACACGCGAGGCCCGACGCCGGGCGACAAGAAAGGCCCGACGCCGGGCGACAAGAAAGGCCCGACGCCGGGCGACAAGGGGGAACTTGGCCTACTCGAAAAAGGAGACAAGGAATGATTTACGCCCTCTTGCTTCTTACGCTCGGCCAATCATCGGTTGAGCATGCCCCGCCCCTTAAGCACGATCCGGGCAATCTGGCGGTCAACGCGACGGTGACTCGTCTGGGCACGCCGCAGCAAACCTATATTGGTGTGATCGGTCGGCGTGACGATGGATCTTATGGCTTCGTCAACGAGGTGCCCGGTAGCAACTACCTCTACCAGTTCGAGCCGGGCTTTGGCTGTTACTACACCCACCCCAGCAACCAGAAAGAGGCGGAGAAGTTCGCCCATGCCAACGCGGCCCTTCCTCGCTGGGAAGCGGAGCGAATCATGCAGCGTGTGCTGGAGCAGCGATGTCCTGGCCCTGGCCCCTGCCCGGCACCTCAGCCAGAGCCGTATCAACCAGCGCCCCAGCCGCAGCCCTATCGGCCGGCCATGCCGACCATGCAGCCGTGGTACATGCAGCCCTCGTACCTCCTCGCGGGCGGCGCGGTGCTGCTCGGGCTTGTACTTCTCTTGCGAAAGGATTGACCCGTGCCCACGTACTACGCCACACCCCCGGCCGACAACACCCTACTCCTCCTAGGTGGCCTGCTCGCCTTGGGCTACTTCCTCTTGCGGAACAACCCGGACCTGGCCAGCCAACTGGGCCTCGGCCACCCGGCCAAACGTCCACCGAGCACGCCTGCCGCACCCGAGTTGCCGGCGGAACCCGAGCCGGTAGACGTAGACGGCAAGCTCGCCACCCGGCCAGCCCTGCGTCTGCTTCTAGACGCCCTGAGCGTTGCCGCCGCCGTCACACCCAACAAGATCGACGATGTCTTGCTGACCCTGGCCCGGCAGGTAATCGGCGATGCGAAGAAAGAAGAACCCAGGTCCTGATTGGCGACACCCTTCTAGCCCGGCGTCGGGCCTTTCTTCTTTTGCCCGACGCCGAGCCTTTCTTCTTTTGCCCGACGCCGAGCCTTTCTTCTTTTGCCCGACGCCGAGCCTTTCTTCTTTTGCCCGGCGTCGGGCTCCTCCTCTTGCGAGAGATACTCTTTCTCCAAAGCCAGTAGACCGGCTCGGAACACGTCCGACCGGGATAGACGGGATATCCCCAGCCGCGCAGCCATGGCGACCGCCAGGGCGTCGGCCCTGGCAAGATCCGCTTCGCTGAAGCGATAGCTGGTCATTTTTGTCTCGGACATTCGCGCCTCCCTATCGGTATCCTGCTTAGCATATTCTACCGTATCGACACGGACTGGAAACTTTTCCGGAAGATCGCCTCGCCGTATTGACACTGTATATACACTCGTATAAACTAATAGAGCTAAAGAAAAACACGCACCCAAAGGAACCATGCCTATGTGGCCTGCCTGCTCCACTGACCCACAAGGGATCGCCCTGATCCAGGGTGCCAAGGACTACCCTCACGACACCCTGCGCCGCCTCATCCTCGCCGACTGGCTCGAGGAACAAGGCGAACTCGAGGTCGCCAACTGCCTCCGCAAGACGCTACATAGCGTCAAGGCGCGGGGCCTTATTCCCGGTGTAAAACCGGCCGCACGGTGGGCACCGTGGAACGGTTTCATTGGCGGGTGGCCCGCCATACGGGCCACCGTGGAAGATCTTCCCAACTCGCCCTGGTTTTGTGCCTTAGAGGTAGGCACACACCCGCCGCGCGGCGGGGACGGGCTAGCCACAGCCTTGGCTTTTTGTCCACGAACCAAAAATTTGGTTGTCCTGGTGATGCGGGATAACCTCATCTCTGCCGACGGGGCCGAGGCCCTGGCCGAGTCGCCGAACTTGGCCAGCCTGGTTCATCTCGATTTATCCGACAACGACATACCATCCGCCGGGGCCGAGGCTCTGGCCCAGTCGCCGCACCTGGCCAGACTTGCTACCCTCGATCTGGCCAGCAACCGGATCGGCTCCAGCGGGGCTGAAGCTCTGGCCAACTCGCCGCACCTGGCCAACCTCACCTCCCTGTGCCTGTGGCTCAACGGCATCGGACTCGCCGGAGCCATCGCCCTGGCCTACTCGCCCAACCTGACGAACCTCACCAGGCTGAGCTTGGGGGGCAACGACATCGGCGACGCCGGAGCCATCGCTCTGGCCCAGTCGCCGCACCTGGGGAACCTCACTTCCCTGTGCCTTGTTCGAAGTGCGATCGGCGACACCGGAGCCATCGCTCTGGCCCAGTTCCCCCATCTGGCCAACCTCACCTCCCTCTACCTGGAATACAACCATATCGGACCCGCCGGGGCGCGGGCCTTGGAAGGGCTAAGAGCTCGCGGAATTGAAGTCAGCTTTTGAAACGGACGAACCAAAGGAACCATGCCTATGTGGCCTGCCTGCTCCACCGACCCACAAGGAATCGCCCTAATCCAGGGTGCCAAGGAC